AAGGCCAGCACCCACTGACGGCGGATCTCGTTCACGTCCTCCTGGCTGCGATTGACCAGGCTTGCAGGGAACGCGGCCGCCAGCTGTACGAACAGGCCGTTGATAATCTGCGCCACCTGCTGCGTTTGTTCGCGTTCGGTGTATTGCTCAGGCAGGTTATGCGCCACACGGCAAGCCTGTTCACGGTCAAGATTGCGGAGCTTATCTGCGATGTTTTTCATTCCAGCACCCCGTCAATCCAGTCGGTGTTATGCAGGTCAATGCCACCCTGGCATGACTTTGCCGTGCCGGTCCCGCGCAGCCGTTTGGTAGTTAGCTGATCCCACTGTTTGCGCAGGTTTGATGGACTTAGGATCTTGTCTTTCCAGAACTCGTCCCTGTTTGCCCACTGGAACAGGTCACAGATTTCGTAGTGAGTACGATTATCCTGGACACGCATCAGCCTGATGGTGTTTGCCCATTCAGCCCAGTTTGGCTCAGATAGCGACGCATTGACGGTGAGCAGCCTATCGTAAATCCATCTTGCAGCCTTGAGATCGTCACCAGAACCCCAAGATTTACCCGCCGGGGTGTATATCCCATCGGCAGCTTCTGGGTGGCGAGAGAGAAACTCTTGAGTTTTCTGGTTTCGGGATTCTTCAGAATTCCGAGACGAGGATCTTTTAATACTGTTCTTGTTATAGTCTTGGGTGTCTACCGTTTCCGGGAAGGTTTTTCCCGATTCCGGTAACACTTCTCCCGATTTCGGGAAGAGTTTTCCCGTTTTCGGTTTGTCCAAAATCCAGGCAGAAAGGTCAGTATTTATACCGACAGTTTTCATCACGCCCTGCTTTTTGCTAAAGATAATTTTGCGTTCTGCGAGTGATTTTAAAGCATCAGAAACGTGCGAATCACTCAGCCCTGTGAGCTCGGCGATCACCGTGTTCGTGACGCGGTCCTGCTTCTTGTTCCAGCCGTAGGTTAGCCAAATAACCGCCTCAAAACACTGCCATTCTCGACCAGATAATCTCAGGCGAGGTTTGAGCTGTTGGATCTCGTTAGCTACCTTGGTGTACCCGTTCGACAGGTCGACCATACGGCCTCCCGGTTCTTCGATTCTGTTAGGAAAATTGATAATTTCAGCGGTATTTGACATACTCAGCTCCGCAATCACGCTCAGTTTTTGCACCTGAAAGCTGTTGGTGTTCGAGCACCACGGCTTTCGCCATTTTTGTAGTCGTCACATAACCCCCAGCATTGAAGTAACCATCGCCATCAATGGCCCAATTTGCTCAGGCATAAGACGGAACAGTGACGCGATACCTTCGCTAACCTCCTTCAGCTTCTGATGTTCAGGAGCGTCCAGAATAATTGCCTGTTTTGCTTCAGCGACTTCCTTTTCGGCTTTTGCCAATCGTGACAACTTGCAGTCGGCACCAATTAGATAAGTTCGATATTCGACCGGCAACACAGCCATGATTGCCGGCGTCATCTGGTTCACATTTTCGCGGTACTGTTCAGAGTCGAAACTGTTGTCTAAGAATCGGAACAGCTTCTGCCGGGCGCGACTAATGTCCTCAGGAAACTCGATATTCTGCCCCCCCTGCCGTTTCCATTCTTCAACGATGTATGCTGATACGACGTCTTGGCCAGCTGTAGCTGCCCAAGCGCGCACCGCATCACGAATCAGATCATGTTTTTGGCAATGAGTTGATTGAGAACGCTTTATCATCGGAGCCAAGATAAATCCGTTACTGTGTTGATACATCGGTAATGTCATATGCACCCTCTTAAGAAATTAAGCCGCACTATTACGCTGTTTGGTGAATACCAAGCTCTCTTTGAGCACTGGCGCCTGCCGCTTAAAACATTGCGTAGCTGCTTCGATAGCAAATGCCTTTTCTGGTGAAGCACGACGATTGCCGTATGCGATCTGATCCAAATAACCGACAGTAGTGTCGGCAAGTTTTGCGAGTTGTATCCATTCGTCAGAAGTGGCGCATTTACGCCAGCGAAGCAGTTCATCGCTCATAAGTGTCTCCAGTTGATTAATTTTTGGGAGTTTAGCGTTATGCTAAATACGGCGCAAGTAAGATTTAGCAATTTGCACATTTATCATTTTGCTAAAAGCAGTGACAATCTTGGTATGGAAAACAAAGAAATTAGAAAGGCCAACCTAGAATCTCTGTATGCTAAACGGCAAAGCGAGTCTGGTATGACAAAGGCTCAATTTGCTGAACTCATAGAGACTAGTCCTGCGGCATTTAGCCAGCTTTTAGGTTCTAATCCACATCGCAATATTGGCGATAAAATGGCCCGAAAAATCGAAACTGCCTTAAATCTGCCTTTTGGCTGGATGGATGTGCTACATGCCAAAGAAAGCAATCCAAATGTTTCTTTCCGTGGACTAAACGAGACTAAAGGAAGTTACCCTGTTATCAGTTGGGTAAGTGCGGGGCAATGGATGGAAGCTGTAGAACCTTATCACCGAAGAGCGATTGATCGCTGGTACGACACGACAGTAGTATGTTCAGAAGATTCTTTCTGGTTAGATGTCAAAGGTGATTCAATGACTTCCCCCGCAGGTCTCAGTATTCCTGAAGGTGCGGCAATACTTGTGGATCCCGAGGTCGAACCCATTAATGGTAAATTGGTTGTTGCTAAACTTGAAGGTGACAACGAGGCGACATTCAAAAAATTAGTTATCGATGCAGGAAGACGCTTTCTTAAGCCCTTAAATCCAAATTATCCAATGTTAGAAATTAATGGCAATTGTAGGATAATCGGCGTGGTAGTAGACGCTAAAATTCTCAATATTCCTTAAGCTCCTTTCTTTTGCCCAAGCCCGCCACTGCGCGGGTTTTTTTGTGCCTGCATTATCCTCCTCATGATTGTTTGAAAATTTAATTTGCTATTAATCAATATCTTAAGAACCCACCTCAATAAATTTAGCATAATGCTATTGCATTAAATTTAGCATAACGCTAAATTTATCGGCATCGCTACAGCATTCCTTTGAGAGAAGTGGACTATCTCACTCATCAGCGATGAATGATTTAGGAAGCCTTCATTTTGGATAACTGAAACGACAAATGTTTAGCGAATTAGTTTAGTTATGAAGAGCAGCGGCAATCCACCGCTACTAATTTAGCGCATCAGGTACAAAACGTTCCGCTGGCCGGCGATAAGGCAAACGAGGGTGAGAATGATTGATTTCGCACGCAAACCAGGACGGCAACAGGCCGTAAAACTGAATTTCTTCGAGGTGATTCTTCGCCGTTTATGCTACCTGTTGGCGCAGAAGGGGGATCCAGATGTGTAACTCAACGGCATGCGCTTATTGCCGGAAACCAATCGAGCAAGGGAAGGAAGTTAAAAACGAATTGCTCTTCATCCGCGGCGCGCAGCTGGCGCGCGAACAACGAAATTACTGTTCAGTACGTTGCGCTTCTTACGACCAGATGGCCCACGAAAGCTAACGTAAAAGCCGCGCAAGGCGGCCTGTACGTCCGGTGACACCGACCAAAGTTACACCGGAAAACTACTTAAAAAACCAAACAACACCCAATGGGCGCTTAATCTGGCCCTGGGATCTTACATCCAAAAAAGAGGATCTCACATGGAATTCTTTTATGTGGTCAAAGCCACTCAGAAATCCGGTAAGCAAGATGCAGTGATTTGGTTCACTGCTAAATCCGAAGCCCGCGCCAACCTGCAGCTCGATGTCGAGCTGGAAGAAGCGGACATTGAAACTGGCCGCGGCGCCGACTACAAACTGCCTGTCCGCACCGATTTTCCGGTGTTCAATGACCTCCCCGAAGAAGGCACTGTAGATTTTGAATGGTGCCAACGCTACGAATTGGCTGATGACCAGCGTACTTGGCAGTTGAAAGCTGGCGCTACACCACATGACGCTTTTCACACTGCCCCTAATAGCTCTTCTGAATTTGCGGGCAATGAAAGCAAGCCTGATTCAGAGATTAAGTTGGCATCAAATGAAGGGCTGCAGGTTATTGAAAATGACAATAGTGGCACTGGCTATCCGGTGATACGCATGCCTTTCCGCAAACGTCTTTTGTCCCAATTTTACTCAGACGAGATTCGCCACCACCTCACGCGGGACGAACACACAGCGGTCTCAGCGCTGGAAATGGATACCGACAACGGGTATGTCCAGAACCTGCTGCTGGCGGCTGAAAATTGCGATGAAGTTATGGCCTTCGATACCAAAGACCTCTGGCGCTATACCGACGCGATCCGAAAAGTGTTCAGCTCGGATAAACGACACGAACTGGCTCTGATTCTCCAGTTCACAAAAACCTGGGTGGCTACCGACTACATCGATCGCGGCATCCTGGCGCGCGAATGGGCTGCCGGTAATCGTATCAGCAGCGTGCAGCGTACTGATTCCGGTACTAATGCCGACGGCGGTTATGTTACCGATCGCGGCGAAGGCGCACACCATACACTCGACACCCTCGATCTTGAGATTGCCTGCGCCCTGCTGCCGACGGACTTCAACCACTTTGAGATCCCGGGCAGCATCCTACGACGCGCCAAAGAGATCGTTACGAAGAAAGAAGAGCCGTGGAAATCATGGAGCAACATCCTTCGCAATCAGCCGGGCGTCCTAGGAGTTAACCGCACTGCGATCTTCAACCTGGTACGTATCGCTCCGGAAAACGTTCACCTTACGCCAGTCGCGCATCTGGAGTTTGTGAACCAGACGCTGACGTCTGAATTTAACGCTGCGGTGGAGTTGCTACCGCTGTCCGAGCCGACTGCTGAAACTGAAGCACCATTAGAGCAGCCTCACGTCGAGAATCTCGGCGGTGGTGTGTTCACCATCGACGGCCTGATGGATGGAAATACCGACCCGGTCATCAATACCGCCTCAAATGAAGTCGAAAAAACGGAAAACGCAGCGGAGAGTACCAGCGATGTGCAGATGGAAACGGCTAAGCCAGAGAAAATCAAAGATTCTGATGCGGTACAACCAGACGAGGGCGCTGATGCAACTGATCCGCAAGCAGTTACCGTAACTCCGGCAGAGATACTGGCCGCTGCCGCGCCAAGCCTTGCGAACCAGGAACAGGTGGATGGCAACCAAAAAACTGATCCTGCCAGCCAGAATATCGATTCTGCACACCAGAATGTGCCAGAAACCACACAAAATGAGCCGGGAGTGCAGCGGGACGAACCAGCTGCCGAATATCCTGCCTACTTCGAACCGGGTCGTTATGAAGGTTTACCAAACAACGTTTATCACGCAGCGAACGGGATCAGCAGCACGCAGGTTAAAGATGCCCGTGTGAGCCTGATGTATTTTAACGCGCGCCACGTCGCCAAGACGATCCAGCGCATCCCGTCCAAAGTGCTGGATATGGGTAACCTGGTTCATGCACTGGCGCTGCAGCCTGAAAACCTCGAAGAAGAATTCAGCTTGGAGCCGGAGATCCCAGTAGGTGCGTTCACTACCGCCACCACTCTGCGTGAGTTTATCGATGCGCATAATGCCAGTCTTCCAGCCTTGCTGAGTGCAGACGATATCAAAGCGCTGCTGGAAGAGTACAACTCCACACTACCCGCACAACTGCCGCTGGGCGCAAGCCTGGAGGAAACCGCGCAGATCTACATGGCGCTGCCGGCTGACTTCCAGCGTATCGAGGCAGATCAGAAGCAGACGGCAACGGCAATGAAGGCATGCATCAAAGAGTACAACGCCACCCTGCCCGTGCCGGTTAAAACCAGTGGCAGCCGTGACGCTCTGCTAGAGCAGTTGGCAATCATCACCCCTGACCTAGTGGCACAGGAAGCGCAGAAACCTGCGCCACTGAAAGTGTCCGGCACCAAAGCGGATCTGATTCAGGCGGTGAAATCTGTTAAGCCGGATGCCGTGTTTGCCGACGAACTCCTGGATGCATGGCGCGACAACCCAGACGACAAGATTCTAGTGACGCGCCAGCAGCTGGCGACCGCGCTGGCCATTCAGTCGGCCCTTCTGGCCCACCCGACCGCTGGCATGCTACTCCAGCACCCGAGCCGTGCAGTTGAAGTCAGCTACTTTGGCTTTGACGATGAAACCGGCCTGGAAGTCCGCGTGCGCCCTGACCTTGAAATCGACCTGGACGGTGTGCGTATTGGTGCCGACCTGAAGACCATCAGCATGTGGAACATCAAGCAAGAAGGCCTGCGCTCCAAACTTCACCGCGAAATCATCGACCGTGATTACCACCTGAGCGCTGCCATGTACTGCGAAACCGCAGCACTGGATCAGTTCTTCTGGATCTTCGTCAACAAAGACGAGAACTACCACTGGATCGCCATCATCGAAGCATCCGCAGAACTGCTGGAACTGGGAAGGCTCGAATATCGCAAATCAATGCGCGCTATCGCTACCGGCTTCGACACAGGTGAGTGGTCAGCGCCAATCACCGACGATTACACCGATGAACTGAACGACTTCGACCTGCGTCGTCTTGAAGCGCTACGTCTGGCTTAATGGAGGATTTGAGCATGCAAAATACAAATATCATCACAACAGAGCAGGCCCCAAACACCCTCTCTGCCAGCAACGCAGTATTCAATGTGCAGGCACTCGGCCAGTTAACCGCTTTCGCTGACCTAATGGCTCAGTCTGCCGTCACTGTACCCAAGCATCTAGCAGGGAAACCTGCCGACTGTATGGCAATCGTCATGCAGGCCATGCAATGGGGAATGAATCCATATGCAGTGGCGCAGAAAACGCACCTGGTAAACGGCGTGTTGGGTTACGAAGCTCAGTTGGTTAACGCAGTAATTTCTAGCTCCAGTGCCATC